AAAGTGCCATATCTTTTAGCGTACTCACCGCCAACAGCGTTAGCTGCTTGCACCGCACGTTGCGATGCTTCAGGATTAGATTCAAATTGGTTAACAAAATCAACTACTTGTTTTGGCAATAATTTTTGTAACGCACCAGCACCAACATCTAAAATACTGCTTGCAGTTGCTATAGGATTTGTAACTGCTTCGTATAGCTCTCTGCCATACTTTCCTGCGCTTGCGGGAAGATTTGTTATTGCTCCGTATGCAACATCGCTTAAGGGCATTTGTGCAGGCGCAGCATTTACTGGTTGCGTTTGCGCTTGTGCTTGAACAGGAGTTAATGCAAACTCTGCGTTCAATGATTCAAACGGGTTAGCTTGTCGTGTTTGTGCTTGAGGCGCAACGCCAAGTCTAAATTCTTCGTTTAACGCTTCAAACGGATTGTTTCTTGGGTTAGCCATAGTTGAGTTCGCATCAGACGTTGTTGTTTGTGCATACATTCGATTCGGGTTAAGTTTGCCCATTACAAACTCATTTGATTGACGAGGTTGTGGGTACGGACTCGATGGCAAACTCGCCCAGATTGGCCCTGACTTCTTTACCGCAGATTCCCAATTGCCCTGCAATACATCAGGAAGAATTCCTCGCTCTTGTAACAAGTTCATAGCAGCTAAATCTTGACTTTTAGGGCCAAAATCAGGCAAACCCAACTTTTTTGATTGCTCGTCCCAAGTGTTTGACAGAAACTGATAACGACCTGCCGCCGTTGTTTTGTTTGGTCTACCAGTTGTCTCAGTAAAGTCAAATAGCTGCCTAGGATGGTCAGCCAATGATTCAACTTTGCCGCCACCAAACAGCGTGTTATAGCCGTGTTGAGTCGTACCTTCTGCCGCTGAAATCATGTCCAAAAAGCTACGGACGTTAGGATTGTCCAGTACAGGCAATAAATTAGCGACAGCAGGATTGGCTTGGTGTTCCATTAACGAATACCGTATTTTTGAGCCAAAGTGTAAGAATTACCAGCACGATCAGTAAGTGGCACTTCAAATATTGAGCCAGAAATTTTGCCCCATTCGTTTGTAATGGCAGACAAATTGCTACGCAATTCAGGCATTGACGATGCTTTCTGGTAATAACCAGACTTACGCTGATCCTGCATAGCCTTAGCTTCAGCAACATCAAGCAAGAACTGGTTGGCTTGAGGTGTATTTTTAAGGTTTGCGTATGTTTTTTGTAGGTTTGTAAAGTCTTTGTCAGTTTGCGGCCCTTTCTGCTTGCTTAGGGTATCAACCAAACTTTCGTAAACCTTGGATTCAAACACTTGTGCATTTGTAGCAAATTTCGCTGCGTCTTTTACTCCAAATGTAGCCAAGACACTTGCAGCGGTTTTTTGTGCGTCAGTGCCAAATCCGGTTGTTAAATCAATACTTTTCAACACTCGAATGTTATCCATAGCGTTTCTTGCTGCATCACCTGCAACACGAGCAGGTTCAAGCTCGCCTGTAATCCATTGCTTGTTTAATTCTTCACCAGCTTTCGTTACAACAGGGTTTATAGCTGTAACCACAGGTGTTTTTGGCTGTGTGACAGGGAATGATTGAGGAACATTAGGATTGCCTTGCAGTCCCATAATCTCAGCTTGTGTTGTTCCTACCGTGTTACCAGTACCTAAATCAATCCTAGACGCAGGCGTTGCGCCAGCCTCACCAAGTCGCTTACCAAATGATTGGAATTGTTCAATTTGACCAGTTGCTTGACCGTAGCCAGGTATAACATTTGCGCTAAATTGCCCAGTTGGACTAATGTTTGTTTGCACCCCAGCCTTGGGCGCAATATATGTGGGCATATTACTGCCCGCAGGAACAAGCGCACCGCCTTCACTGACAATATTAGGTGCAATGTAATTTGATTTAGTAATCTGCCCTTGCATAGCAGCTCTGTGTTGTGGCGAACCAACAGGAAACAATGAACTGACGTTTTTCTGAAATTCTGTTGGTGAGCTATGCGTAGCCAAAGCAGTTGCATACGCTTGCGGGTTAATCATATACTGCATCATTGCAGTTCTACGGTCCATGCCCGCAGGGATTGGCATGGCAGGCGCTGTGCCTGTTTGTACGCCTGTCATGCGAGCTGCGTTCGTGTTGGTTGGGCCAACATCGCCTTGCATTGCGCCGCCAGTCAACGCCATATCTCGTGCTTGAGGTGCAGTTGTACCGCCGCCAACACCAAACATATTTTGCACTTGTTGCATTTGCGCCGCAGCAAGTTGTGATTGCCGCTCAGGAATCATGTCAGAAGCTCTGCGACCAATGTATGCTTTTAGCAATTGAGCGATACCCTGCACAGGACTCGGTGCGACATAATGTCCAGACACCATTTGACCTTGTGGCTGATCTTGCAGCGCTTGTTGCATCAAAATATCTGCATAACGCTGATTTTGTGCAAGCTCGTATTGTTGACGAGTAACGTCAGGCCCCATCATTGATTGCATGGGGTTCATTGTTTGAGCAATTGGATTAGCCATATTAAATTATCCTGTAATTAACCAAACAAACCTTTAAACGTGCCTGCTGGGGACATCAATCCCGCCGCCCCCAGACCAAACAATCCTGACATCATTTGCGAATTAGCAGCGTTTTGAGCGTTTGCTTGACCTAATTGACCCTGATATTGCATTTGCGCTGCATTAAATGTTGGCGAAGCTGCTACGTTTACAGGCTGATATCCTGAAAATTGTGGAAGTTGAATTTGCGAGCCGCCCATAATTGCAGCCAATTCTTGCAATGGTTGACTGCGTATCGCAAAGTCTTGTGCAAGTTGTTGTTGTTGCGCTGTGTTTTGAAATTGTGCTTTGTTAAGCGCTTGGTTATACCCAAGACTTTGACCTGTGATGCCCTGATTAAAGTTTTGACCCATTGCTGTGTTGTATAAACCAGCCCCTGCTAATTGAGCTTGATTGCCAAATGTTCCAAGCCCTAACAATTCGTTGACAGCTTGCTGACGGGCAGACATATCAAGACCAATGCCTTGCAACGCAGCTTGGCTATATAAATCGTTCTTGCTCATCTCACGATTACGAAACGCTTTGTCGTAGGCTTCTGTGCCAGGCGCTAAACCTTGATTCGCTAATAATTGCCTAAATGAAACATCGCCAGATTCAATTGTTGGATTTAATCGTTGCAGAATCAGCTCTTGCGCTGTTGTTCCTGCGTTAATTGGCATTGCTACTGCACCGCTAGTGTCAATTGAATATTGCAATGGCACATTTGTTTTTGCCATAAAATCAGACGCAATAGGCACAGCACCGTACCCGCCAAAGTCTTTTCTAATTTCTGTTGATGTAGGCACAAATGGTGTTGACAATACATTTTGCACGTTATCCATTGCTGTGCCGCCAAGCTCTGCTAATCGACGCTGAACTCGTTGTTGTGCATCTATTGCCGCTTGTGCATTTGGATTAAATGTTTGCGTGACAGTTGGCACTCCTCCACCAGTCATAAAATCTTCACGGGTTGGTGCTGCGCCTCGTTTTTTTTGTGCAGCATCAAATCCTGCTTGGTCAAAATATGTGTAATCAGTGCCAGAATCACCAGCACCGCCGCCTGTTTGATAATACTGATTACGGTCTATGTTGCCAGCGTTATATCTAGCCAGCGCAGCGTCAAAGTTAGCTTGGTCAAAAGTTGGGTTTGAGTAAGTAACAGTTTGTGTTCCATACGGGTTGATTATATTGGGGTTGCTAAGTCTTGAACTAGCTTCAGACGCTTTTAAATTTTCTTTGCCTTGCTCTTTTGCAAGAGCCATGTAATCTGGCACTGGTGGCGTACTAATCGACTTACCCATAACAAACCCCTAAAAATCGACAATTTTCTTTTGTCATTGTCAAAAATATAATGTCACCGTCTTGCGAACCGTCAACGATTCTAGCTTCTTCGGTAAAACCCATATTTGTCACTAATTTTATGCTTTTTGCATGATTACTGACTACTGGCACAATAATCTTTTTTACCTGACAAACATTAAAAGGATAATCAAATATTGCTTTTAAATACGTTTTTGTCATACGTCCTTCAATTGCAATATGACAAAAAATGCTTTGCTGATTCCAATTCTCGTAAATCACGCCTGCAATCGTTACCCCATTTTTCTGTAAACCAATTGCACTTGACCCTTCTGCAAAAAACTTGCTTGCTATCCTTTGAGCTACCCAATGGCCTATTTCCTCGCCTTGGACTATATGCCAGGCCACCCTTGTTGGTAAACAATGTCCGTCGATGCCCATAGAATTGTGATTCCTTGAGAGGCAGATTTAAACTGTGTGCCAGCGCAATATCCAATTCCAGTTACGCCTTGCCAGTTGTTTGTAATTACCGTGTCTGTAGCCCAATAATCTACATCCCACAGCGCAGTGTCCCATTTGGCAGATACTTGTGGGCTAAAACTAAGTGCCGCAGTCGTGTCTGCTAAATCAAAATCAATGTTTAAACCAATGAAAATTGACGGTATACCATTAGTAAAAATTGACGGTCTAGCTCTTGTAAAATATTTTTTTACTCCACGGGCATCAAAGTAATTAAATGCTTGCAACGCATAAGCGTCTATGTCGCTTGTGTCATCGGCAAAGTTGTCATCCCACGCATGAGCGACAAACCCGTTGCCACCCCAATACGATTCATTATTAAAAATTGTCCAACAATTAGCGTATTGACCCGTAAAGTTACACCACGATTTTGTAATGTTGTTCATCACATATTGCTGTTGTTGACCTTCCGCAATTGGCACATTAACCGTTAAAGCATTGCGTTGCGGGTCAAAAGTAATATCCCACCCAAAATTACCGCCATATTGTTGCGTTGCGGCATTAAATGCACCTTGGATTTTGTCTGATAACGCAACCCTTGGATCAAGTCTTGATGACTGGAGGCTTGCAGCAAGTGGATAAAGACCGTTGTAAGTCAAAACAAGTATGTCACCACCGTATTTCATGAGACAACGCTTGCCAACGGGCTTACCAAGCCTCCAAACGCCGATTAGCGCCCATTTCGTAGAATCTGAGGGGTCAGTACCTGCATAGACAATAACCTCGCCATTGGACGTTATAAACACCAAGTTATCGTCAACACCGTAGCCTGCGTCTAGCGTCCATGTTCCAACCGCAACAAGATAACCGCCAAGTTGGGCAACAGCGCTGAGATCAATATAATTGGCTGCGCCTGCAATGCTCAATGTTGCCAAATACCATGCTTTTAGGCTTGAGGCTTGCGTAAACCAAACTTGGTTTTTAAATGTGGTGATATTGCTAAACGTGCTTGCAGTTACGCCAGTAATGGTCGGGTTTGTCCAGCTTGTACCGTCATACAATAACGGCGCATCCACGCCATTAACCGCCATAATGTACCCACCAGCGGCAGTTGTGACGTTGACATATTCCCACTTTGCGTTTGTCAAGCCTGTTCTGACTGCTGCGCCAACTGCACCACCAGCCGTACAATCAAAAATTGACGTTCCTGCAATTGCAAACAATTCGTTAGTCGCACCTGATGAGTACGACATAAGCGTTTGGATTTGACCTGTAATGCCTGTTGAGTATTTTGTGTAGCCACCACGCAACACTACGTTATTGACCGTAGGAAAGAAATTGGTTAACTGGACGGCATCTAAGGTGTCCATGTTTGCAATGGAGTCTCGCACGTTCCAGCCACCAATAGGCGATGGCAACGACTGGACACGAGCTGCCTGACCTTGAATAAGTCGATTCGGCGCAATCATTAGTTCGTCCCGTAGCCAGTATCAGGTATGTTGTCGTAACCGATTAGCACTGTGCCTGGGCGTGGCGCAAACGACAAGTTAGCCG